AAGAAGAACACAGCAACAGAACTAGATCACCTAGTCGAATCAGACAAAGGCGGAACAATAGAAGACGGATACGTTGCAGCATGTAAGCCATGCAACTCTGCGCGCGGAGCAACATACCGAAACAAAAAACTAGCCAACGCAAAACAAAACAGAGAAAAAGCAATAAACAATTTTTTATACAGCGAATTAATGCCCCCGAGCCCCATCCATCATTTTGTCGCCACCAGCCCGAACCAGCCTGAACTGGCGGTAACTGGCCATGACCGACCGAGATTGGAAACGATTGTTCCTGACCATGCCGGCTCACTAGCTGGACTTGTGGGGGACATGGCGCAGAAGGTGCTTGGTGTCACTTTGATGCCGTGGCAAATGCACGCTCTTGAGGGAATGCTGGCGGTTGACGCTGATAACAAGTTTGTGCATCGCTCGAGTCTTGTGTCGGTCGCTCGTCAAAATGGCAAGACCACGATTATTCAAGCGGTCATCTTATTTTGGTTAGTTGAGATGCCAAAGATACGTGGCGGTAAACAGACCGTGGTATCTGGCGCGCACCGTTTGGATTTGGCTTGTTTGTTGTTTGATGATCTTGCACCAATTCTTGAGGAGTATTACGGCGCCAAGATCGTCAAGTCTTACGGCCGTTATCAGGCGACCATGCCAGACGGCAGCAAGTGGTGGGTCAAAGCATTAAAACCAAACCAAGGTCACGGTATGTCAATTGATTTGGTCGTGGTGGACGAGCTGTTTGACGTCAACCCCGACTCGGTTGAAGGCGGTCTCCTGCCGGCACAGCGCGCTCGTAAAAATGCTTTGGCACTTTTTTTCAGCACAGCTGGCACCGAGGAATCAGTATTGTTCCAACGCTGGCGAGAGGCAGGCATTCGAGCCATTGACAAAGGTGAACCGTCAACGATGTACATGGCTGAGTGGTCACCTGACCCAAGCCTTGACCCGCTGCATCCTGCGTCATGGGCGTGGGGTAACCCAGCACTTGGTTACACGTTGGACATGGACACAATTAGGCAAGAGTCAACCAACCCTGATCGGGCGTCGTTCTTGCGCGCATCCCTAAACCTTTGGGTAAGTGTTGTGCGCGGATGGATTGAGCCAGGGCGTTGGCCATCCCTTGAGTACACAGGGGACATCCCTAGCGGTGGCGTCGTGGCAATCGAATCGTCGCTGGACGACTCCAGATACAGCGCGACCAGATGCGTCAACCTGTCAGACGGTCGAGTGCTAGTCACCGTGGCATTCATCGCCGAGTCAATAACAGAGCTGTGGGACAACGTGCAAGAACTTGCCAAAGACCCGACAATTAGGTTTGCGTTGTCGCCAACCGTGGACGCAACTTGCCCACCAAACATCGAGCGCCGCCGAGTCGTCGTTGGCTACGCCGAACTAGGTCGCTTTACACCGCTTGCCAAAAACATGATTGCCGAGGCACGACTGTTGCACACAGGAGAAAAACTGTTAGCCGAACACGTCCAGCGCGCTGTTGCTGTGCGCACCGACAACACAATCGTGCTTTCAAGCAAGCGTTCACCCGGGCCAATTGAGTTAGCGCGCACAATGGTCTGGGGCATTGGCATGTGTGCTCGTCCAGTTACTAGCGGAAAGCCCATGCTTGTCGCGGTAAATAACTAAGATAAACGCGGCGGCCGCGCACCTTGCCTTTTGTCGGAATCGGATAAGTCATGCGCGGTTGCCACTTATATGACAAAGTAGGAACATGGCAATCTTTAATAAAACCCGTAAAGCAGCGATAAGCCCAGCGCCTAGCGTGGCAGCTGCCGTTGCTGGCGGTTATATGCCAAACCAATCAGGCGTAAACATGATCGGTCAGTACTACACCTACCAAGAAGGCGAAGCACGCAACAAAGCCATTAGCGTGCCAACGATCAACCGCGCACGCGATCTCATGGCATCAGTAATTGGTTGCATGCCGTTAAAAATGTATAACGAAATGTGGAACGGCGATGAAATGGAAAAGGTAACCATTGCGCCGCGCTCATGGTTACGCCGACCAGACCCAAGCGTGCCATTTCAATTTATTATGTCGTGGACGCTTGACGACCTAATGATGTTTGGTCGCGCGTTTTGGTACATCACATCGCGCACCGCTGACGGCTACCCCGCATCATTTACTCGACTACCAGCCGGCTCAATTACTACACAAGACATGGCTGGGCCTGTTTGGTTTGCACCATCTAAAGAAGTGTATTTTCAAGGCGGCATGCTTGACCCTGCCAACCTTGTGCAATTCCTGTCACCCGCGCAAGGCATGATCTATTCGGCACCTGGCGCTATAGAAACCGCGCTAAAACTCGAAGGAGCGCGCAACCGTAACGCATCGTCAAGCATCCCTGCTGGCGTACTTAAACAGACAGGTGGCGAACCGCTTAGCGCGCAAGAGTTAGCGGATTTGGCAAGCGCGTTTAATGCAGCGCGATCAACTAATCAGACGGCCGCGCTTAACGAGTATTTAACATACACGGAAACAAACAGCACGCCTGACAAGATGCTATTGATTGAGGCATCGCAATATCAGGCGCTCGAGATGTCGCGTCTGGCAAATGTTCCGCCGTATTTGGTGGGCGTTGCTACTGGCGCTTACTCGTACCAATCAAGTCAACAGGCGCGCGCCGACCTGTATTTGTTTGGAGTCAAGTTGTATGCAGATGCAATTGCTGGAGCGCTGTCTATGGACAACGTGCTACCGCGCGGAACTTATGTTGAGTTTGACGCAGATGAATACCTAGAAGAAAACTATGCCGCCGATGCAATGAGCGATGAAACTATTGTAAGAGAAAACACTCAAGAGGAGTTAGCACGATGATCAAGTTAATTGCAGGAGATTTTACGGTTGACGCCGCTATCGGCGATGCACCAAAACGCACGATCTCGGGAACCGCAGTTCCCTACAACGTGCCGGCAACGGTTTCGGATGGCACAGCTGTGATCTTCCGTCCAGGCTCATTGCCAGTTGAAGGAAAAGCCCCGCGCTTGTTTATGTACCACGATGCCAGCCAACCAGTCGGCGTTGTCACCGAGCGCGTGGACACCGAAGAAGGCATGATGTTTAGCGCCAAGATCAGCGCAACGACCCTTGGAAATGACGCTTTGGTTATGGCCTTGGATGGCACCATTGATCAGGTCTCGGTCGGCGTAAACCCAACCAAGTTCTCGTATGACGAAGAAGGCACAATGATCATTGAGTCAGCCGACTGGATGGAATTATCCCTAGTTCCAATCGGCGCTTTTGGCGATGCCGCAAACATCACCAAGGTCGCTGCAAGTATCCACCAAGACGAACCTGAAGTAGTGTTAAATGAAGAAGTAACCCCAGTAGAGGAGAAACCAGAAATGTCAGAAACAATCGGAACCGCAGTTGAGGCAACTATTCCTACTGCACCAATTTACGCACAGCCAAAGCGCAAATTTGATTTGCCAACACCAGGCGAATACATGGCCGCAATGCACATCGGCGGAGAAACATTCCGTAACGTTGCAGCAGCAGCAACCGAGTTCATGCGCTCAAAGCAGACCGCACTACAAGCAGCCGCAGGCGACGTACTTACCACCGACACTCCTGGACTTTTGCCAGTACCAGTCCTCGGGCCAGTCTTCCAAGACCTCAACTTTATCCGTCCAGTTGTTAACGCAATCGGCGCACGCGCAATGCCAAACGGCGGAGCATCAAAGACTTTTATTCGTCCAACGATCACTACGCACACAAGCGTCGCTGCACAATCAAGCGAACTTGCTGCCGCATCCGCAACCACAATGGTTATTGCGTCAAACACAATTACCAAAACAACCTTGGCGGGACAAGTCACGCTCTCAATTCAGGACGTCGATTTCACCGATCCAGCATCGTTGCAAATAATTCTCAATGACTTACTCGGCGAATATCTCATTGCCAGCGATAACGTCGCAGCAGACGCAATTACCGCAGGCGCATCGGCATCTGGCTCGACATGGACATTTGCCACCGCCGATCCTTCAACGTTAATCGCAGCATTGTATGACGCAGCAACCGACATATTGACCGCAACAAACTTCTTGCCAGACCATGTTTTCGTCAGCCCGAACGTATGGAAGCTTCTCGGCAACCAGTTAGACGCAGACAAGCGACCTGTATTCCCGTACACCGGCGCAGCAGGACTTATGGGCGTAAACGGAATGGGCGTTGCAAACATTACGGAAAGAAGCACATTCAACCCGTTTGGTTTGACTCTTATTGCAGACAACAACTTTGCAGCAAACACAATGGTCGTTGCACGCGCAAGCGCTATTGAGTTCTACGAACAAGTACGCGGCCTAATGAGCGTTGAGTTGCCTTCTACTTTGGGACGCAATTTCTCTTACGCAGGCTACGTATCTACGTTTATCGCAGACGCAGACCAAGTCAAGTCCATCATCGTCAGCCCATAATCGGAAGGTAGGCCCTAGTAATGGCCACCTATACGGTCACCAACAAGTACCTCATAGATGACTTCGCCGTACTGCAACTCCTGACCCCCAGCGAAATTGCAGTCGGCCAGTCAATTACGGTCGCAGGCGTTGACGCCACATTTAACGGCAGCAATCTTGTCGTTCGCGCGTTGCCACAGTATTTGTTTATTGGCGTTGATACAGAAGGCGACCTGCTTTACGACTATCAGATGCCGATTGCAGATCAGGTGCTTTACGCCAAGGTCGCTAACAATGTGGAGCGCACCGCCGCGTCTGGCACCGTCTCGTATGACCCTGTTTGCACATGGGTAACTGCCGCGCAAGTCATGTCTTACCTTGGCATCACAATTGCAAACCCGTCAGACGACTACACGTTGCTCACGCAATCTGTGTCAGCTGGTAATCAGTTTGCATATCGCAGAAGGCAGGAGTCAGGCTATATCGACTCCCTAACGACCTCACCAGGTGGCGACGCAACATTGGGCACTTTAATGTATTGCGCCGCTCTGTGGCGCTCTAGAGGCTCAATAGAGGCAACCTACGCCACTTTTGACGGCATGGGTTCAGCACCACAGCAAAGCCTGACACCGATCGTCAAGCAGCTGCTTGGCATCCCACGTCCAGCGGTTGCCTAATGTCGTACACCGACCTGTTCAACGAAGCGATTGATGACGTCACAGCAACGCTTACCGCGGTGACTGGGCTCCGTGTAATAAATGATGCAACCAAACTTGTTGCAAACTCGGTCTATTTGGACGCGCCAAACTTCACGACTATTGCAGGCAACGGCAACGTGGTGCGCCTTGAGTTCCCTGTCAAAGTGATCGGCTCTGGCCCAGCAGGTCTGCCGGTACTGCGTCAGATTCTTAGCATTGTTGCAACCGTGCTTGGCTCTAAGATCATTGTGATGGGTGGCCGTCCGTCAAGCCTTGAAATCGGTGGCGCGTTGTATCCGTGCTACGACCTTGATTGCGCTATACAAGCCCAGACTTCGTAATCCACAACTAAGCAACACAAATCATCTACTATCAGAACATAACCTAAGGAGCATTTATGGCCAGTAGCACTTACCTCTCGAACCCAGTCCTAACGATTAACGCCGTTGATCTGACCGACATGTGCAGCGCAGCAACATTGACCTATTTGGTTGAAGCGCTTGAAGACACCGCGTTCGGCACTAACTCACGCAGTTACACCGCTGGCCTTGTCAACAACGAAGTGACCTTGACGATGTACGCGTCCTTTGCAGCAACCGAAACTTACGCAACGTTGTTCCCATTGGTCGGCACTAAGACCAACATCACCTTGACCCCAGCGTCAGGTGCAGAGTCAGCAACTAACCCAAAGTTTATTTTGACTGGTTGCTACCTTGAATCATTGCCAGTTATTAACGCATCCCTTGGCGAGTTGTCAACCTATGACCTCACGTTTATGGGTGGCGCGTTGACGATTGACACCACCGCATAAATAACGGCTCCAAGCCGACATAGGAGAAACATGAAGATCAAGTTGCAGTTAAAGCGCACGCCCGACAGCGCACCCGAGTATTACTACACAAACCTGTTTGTGGTCACCGAGTGGGAGAGACTTGAGCGCCGCAACATTCAGCAACTATCAACGCAACCGCTTTACAGCGATTACTGCTGTTGGATGCACACCATATTGAAACTTAAAGGCGAGCAAATTGGCGACAGTTGGCGCGAATGGATTAGCAAAAACCCAGAGCTGGAGATCATTCCGGTATTGGATGAGACTGACCCAAACCCTACGGACGCGGCACCTACCGTCGCCAACTAGCAGAGATTTTGGTCGCGGTCGGTTGGTGGCCTAGCGACATTGTGTTTGACGCTCGAGATATAGCAACGGTCATTAAAGTGCTTAACGAGGCAAACAAAAAACGGAGATAACGTGGCGGAAGTATCGGCAAGGGTTGAGGTCGTCGGGCTCAAGGATGCTTTAAAGACCCTAAACAAAATTGACAAATCTTTGCGCAGAGAAATTACCAAGGACTATAAGAAGATCGTCCAGCCTGTTATTGACGATGCAAACAAACTTGTGCCTACTGGCGTCCCGCTATCTGGTATGGCGCGCAATTGGCAAACCCGATCAGGGTTCCAGATCTTGCCGTGGATACCTGGCATGAAGCAGAAGATCGCTGCAAAGATCAATACTCGAGCGATCAAGGAATACAGCGGAAACAAAACTAATGTCGGCACGTTCGCCATTCAATGGAAAGGCGCTACTGGCACAATGTTTGACACGTCCATGTCTGGCTCATTAGGGCGGGCGCTAACTGCACGCTATGGCAGTCGTTCGCGAGTAATGTGGAAAGCGTACGAGCAACGCCAAAATGATGTCATGTCCGAGATGGAGCAACTGGTTAAGCGCGTCATGGATGAAGCGAACAGAGAGACCGCGTAATGGCAATCAATATCCCGATCATTTCAGAGTTTGACGGCAAAGGGATTAAGAAGGCTATTGCCCAGTTCAAGCAACTGGAAACAACATCGGAGAAAGCCCAGTTTGCAATCAAGAAGGCTGCGGTGCCGGCAGCTGCGGCCCTCGGCGGTTTGGCGTTGGCGCTTGGTGACGCAACTAAGGCCGCGATGGAAGATCAGCA